CGTTTGCGCAACAACGATGTCGATGGAATACCTCGAAGATGCCATCGGAACTGGTGGAATCGGATCGGGTTTCGACTACATCGCGGATCGCTGCGGAATTTCGCTCGCGAAGATTCAGGATCAGTATTTCACCATTGGTAGCGGTGTTGCTGCGACACAACCGCAGGGAATCGGTGATACAAGCGGTGCGGATTGGGCAGGCGCAAACACGGATAGGATCATTGCTCAGGGTGTTCAACTCGCTGAGGATGCTGCAGTCTCCGCGATTACTGGTGACAATCTAATCGATTGCGTGCACGCAGTTCCGCCGCAGTATCGCGTAGGCAATTTCAAGATCCTGACCTCGGATGCTGCCATCAAGGCCATTCGAAAGATCAAGGTAAATACCACTGACTACGTTTGGAAGATTTCGGAAACCGCAGGCCTTAGCGGTGGAAATCCCGGAACGATCCTCGGGATTCCATACATGGTGGGTGAGTATGTACCAAGCGTTGTTGGTGGAACAACTAGCACGAGCGTTCGCGGAAACGCGCTCTTCATCGCAGGCAATTTCGACTACTTCGAAATCTTCGATCGCAAGGGAATTGAAACCATGCTTGATCCATACTCGGGTGCAGCGAATCAGCGTTCGACGCTGTACGTTCACACGCGTACAGATTCCAAGATCATGCAGCCCGAAGCTTTCGCAGCGATCTACACGCTGAACGCATCCTGATTCCTCTTTCTGCCCTCCTGCACCGGAAACGGTGCGGGAGGGTTTATGGCAGCACTCCCAATCCCGCTTGACGTGCTCCGCACGCGCCTGCGCATCGAAGTTGAATCCGATGACGCAGACCTTGCAACGTTGTCTATTGCAGCGCGTGAAATCATCGAACGTGAAACGGGCTTGCACCTTTCGAGCGGCACGCACACAGCGAACATCATCCCCTGGCGAAGATTCGTGCCGCGCGTGCAACCAGTTGATTCCATCACCTCGGTCACCTACACCGATGCTGCGGGTGTGACTCAGACTCTTCCGGCCACCGATTACTACATCGACAACACTGATGAAATGCTTGCCGTTGGCTTTGATACGATCGTGCTTCCGAAGGCGAACACGTTTCCGACTGTGACGTACGTTGCCGGATATCAGCGCATTCCGCACGCACTGCAACAGTGCATCGTTGCGTTGGTCGGTTCTTGGTACTCCAATCCCGAAGCAACAAGCGTTGCAAGCATCCAAGACGTTCCCCTTTCGTATCGTTACATTTTGCAGCAGTTCTCAACGCGAGGTCCGCTGCGATGATTTCCGCAGGGCGTTTGCGTTTCGTAGGTCAGCGGTACACGCCTAGCACCACGCAGGATGCGTTGGGTATGCGCACCGACGCTTGGACGGCACAAGAAACCTTCCGATGCGATCTACGAAACGACAGCGCGCAGGAGCAGCAGTACGCAGATGGTGTAGCGGTAATTCGATCCTGCGAAGTTCGCATGAGGTGGAACACCGCGCAGTCAATCAGCCTTTCGGAACTCGATCGAATCGCGGTGCGCGGGAAGACATTGCGAATCCGCAGCATCATCAACCTAGATCAGCAAGATGCCGTTGCTGTGATCGAATGTGAGGCTGTGGAATGAGCGTTGAATCCGCAGTGCGCGCCATGCTCGCAGACACCGTCGGAATTGCGTACGTTCCCGACGCGCGCGTCACCCACGGCTATCGCTTGCAGGATTCGATTCTCCCTGCGATCACGTTTGAACTCGCACCAGTTGAAAACACCACCGTTGGATCGGGGTTCTATAGCGTGGAACTCACCGCGCGCGCGATCGCTGAAACAACCATTGAAGCAATCGACATCGGCGAGGGACAGATTCGCGCAGCGATTCGCACCGGCAATTGGGATGGTGTGACTTTCAGCGCAGCGATCTATTTGGGAATGGTTGTGGAACCACCAAACGTTGGCGAAGGTGACGAATCCGAACCAGCAGAAGCCGTCGTAACAGCAACACTACACTTTTCGAGGTGACACATGGCAGGAATTAGTTCACAAGCGTTGACGTTGACTTGGGCAACCGTTTCTGTAACCGGATTAGGAACGGTCACGATCAATACCAATCAAAGCATGATCGATACTACCGACGTGGTAACTGGTGCTTCAACCTTTATCACGGGCAATCGCAACACCACTGCAACTATCGATATGTTCTACGATCAAGGCGTTGCCGCTATGGCAACGATTGAAACCGCATCGAATTCAGGAGCAGCGTCCGCTACCGCTTTGATCACGCTTGCAAGCGGAATGAGTTACAGCGGAAGCGCGTTCGTTACTTCGTTCTCGGTAACTGGATCAACGAACGAAACGTTGCGCGCGTCCATCACGCTTCAATTCACCGGAGCGGTCACGATCACATGAGTATTCGTGACGCACTAACTCTGAAGGATTACAGCGCGACGTTGCCTGATGGCACCGCGTTCACGCTTCGTCGACCGTCTGCACTTGACCTGGTGGAAGCGGTCGAATTTAGCAAGACATCACCCGAACGAATGTACGCGTGGTTGGTGCTGCGTCACCTGATGGAGGACGGCGCACCAGTATTCGATTCTGTGGATTCGGTGTTGAACGCGGATGGTTTGGTGGTGGCTGAAATCGCATCTGTTGCGGAGTCGCTCTACAGCGAAGGCCGTTCCTAGATGAGGCTGCGCGGCGGGTGCTGCGCGCAGCGTTGAAATACAGCAGCACTCCGCTCGAATCGCTCAGCGTCGTCGTCATCAACGTTGAACTTGAGATCCCCGATTGGAAACGCATCCGCGATGAGTTACATAATCTCCGATCGCGCAATGGCTCGGCAAGGCTTCAAGATTCAGTTTCAACTGAACGTGAAAGACTTGAAGGCTATCGCTGCGATGGCGGAGAAACTGCCGAAGGCGATGCGAAAAAAGATCGTCCGCAAGGGGTTGCGCGATTGGGGAAAAGCACTCATTCAACGAATGAAAAAGCGACTTCCGCGCGCAGCGAAACGCACCAGGCGCGATCTTGCGATGAAGACGAAGACATATAAGCGCGGCCGAATTTGGGCAGGCGTTGGTGTGCGCGTCGATAGCAACCGCGTCGGATACAAAAGTCATCTGTTCGATGGTGGATACCGTCCGTTCGCGAAGGGATCGCGCGCATCGTTGAACTTGAAGAAGCCAGGAAAGTGGAAAGGGAATCCAAACCCGAAACCACCATCGCGAACGAATCGCGGATGGCGCGATGGACTCCGACGAAGAAACCTTGGGACTGTGATCAACCGTAAATTGTGGCTGACCGCGCCCGCGAAATACTACGCGACGCGAACACGCCAATACATCGAAGACGCGATCGTTGAATCGCTGAGGGAAACCACACGTGGCCGCTAGTCTCCCAAAACTACACCTTCCCGTTACCGTTACCACCGACGGTGTTGACGCAGGCCTCAGCGCAGTCGAACGCAAGGCACGCGCCGCAGCAGGACGCATCGCCGCGATCAACGCGCGCGCAGCGAAGGCTGCCGGCGCGGGAACTGGCGCGGGCGCGGGTATCGGAAAGGCTGCGACTGCAAGCGCACTTGGTATCGGGGGATTCGGTGCGATCGGTGGAGTTGCGGGCGCACTCGGCACCACCGGCGCAGGCATCGCGGTTGGACTCGCGCCGTTTATCGCTGCAGGGAAGCTGATGAGCGTATTCAACGAAGCAACGAAGGGTGCGAACGACGCGCTAAAGCAATTCAACGAAACTGGCTCGCAGGTGTTCGCTGCGAATTCAGCCATCCTCGAACGGCTCGCGATTATGGAATCGACAACCGCTCGGCAGATGGGTTTGGGTAAAGCGTTTGTTGCTGCCGGGGCGAGCGCAGGCGGACAACCAGGCGGTTTGTTTGGTTGGGCGCGCGAATTCTCAAACGGAATGGAAATCATCGCAAGCGCGATTGGTGCTGCGGTTTCAGGAAAGACAGCTACTCAGATTGCAAACGAAATGGCACTTGGTCAGGCAAACGAAGGCGGTGCTCCGATCATCGCTGCGAGGATTCGCGAGCAGCAGCGAATCGATGAAGCAACTGGAACCGCAGGCGCGCTTTCGCGTCCGCTCAGCGCGCTCGCTGATTGGGCTGTGCAGAATTCAAGCATTGCGCAATACCTATTGAAAGCGAGCATCTGATGGCTGTTGTTGTCACCGCATCGG